GAATATCAGCGCAAACTAAAGATAGCATACCCTGAAAAAATAAAAGCTAAGGAACGGGAGTACTGTCGCAAACGGGCGGAGAAGATGGCAGCAAACCCCAAAGAGATGTGGGCTAAAAAACGGGAGTACCAACGTCAGTGGATAGCATTGAATCATGAAAAATATCTAGCTCAAACGCGGGAGTACTATCGCAAACGGATAGCAAACAAGGAGACAGCACAGAAATTATCTGGGTATCGGTCGCGTAGATGGGCGGTACAGTGCTTTGCGGATGTAGAAGTAGAAGTAAAAGTAAAGGAACTGTTGGTAGAAACTAAGTTGTTGCAGCTTAATATTAGAAAACTTTTACAACATGGAGAAGCAAATGAAAAACGTAATTGATCTTAGAAACGAACTTATCAGCATCTTTGAACAACTCAAGGCGAAGGAGATTTCACACGCTGATGCCAAGGAGTTGAACAACTCTGCAGGTAAAATTATCAACTCCGTAAAGATTGAATTGGAGTACGCGGGGCTGTGCAAAGTAGTTCCAAATATTGCCTTCCTCAATACGCCAAAGGTAAAGGCGGAAAAAATTAACATAGAAAGAAAATAAGGCATGATCCCCGATTACTCTGACGCCCTACTCACGATACAAGCTATGCGTAAGAAAGCACAAGACGCACTCCTGCGACACGATTGGAAGACCGCATGCGATTGCGCCGATGAGATTGTTGTAGCTGCGCGTGGGATGAAGATGTACGCACTAGATCAGTTGGATAAAGTCAAGGTATAATAGGGACTTCTACAACAAGAAAGACCTTCATGTCAGTTACTTGGTCTTACAGCAGTCTTAAAACATTTCAACAGTGTCCGAAAAAGTATTACCACCTCAAAGTTGCCAAAGACGTTAAGGACTCAGGCAGTCAGGCAACCATATACGGTAACGCAGTACACAAGGCGGCTGAACAATATGTTATGCACCGTACTCCGATACCCCCTCAGTTTGCTTACGCTGAACCTGTACTTGAAGTACTACGTGATATTGAGGGCGACAAGTATTGCGAACTTAGACTGGGGCTACTTAAAGAGGGAGATGCTTACAAGCCTTGTGGGTTTTTTGACAAAGGCGCATGGTGGAGGGGTGTTGCAGACTTGCTGATTATTCAGGGAAACGCAGCCTTTTCAATAGACTATAAGACCAGCAAGAACGCCAAGTACGCAGATGTGAAGCAGTTAGATTTGATAGCCACGGCGCTGTTTACGCATTTCCCCCAAGTACAAACTATCCGATCAGGGCTGTTGTTCCTCGTCAGCAACGAGTTTATTACCAAGGATCATGTACGAGATAGCACCGAAGAGTACATGCAGCCGTTCCAACAAGACTTGATGCGACTAGAACAGGCTATGGAGAACGGAGTATGGAACGCAGTATCTGGGCCGCTATGTGGTTGGTGCCCGGTCAAAACGTGTCATAACTATAAGGAGCGCCGGTAATGTCAGCGTTTGAATTTGAGTACAACAATGCCAACGGCGGTGTAGCGGCAATGGAGTGTGCGGTAGGGATATCTACACCGGGTGAGAAAATGAGTACCTCTAGCTACATTACTTTTCGCACCGACCAAATGTCTGGTTATGAAATGACTGTAGAACTTAGACAGCATGGAGGAAAAGAGGAAGAAACTATAGAAATTGGAGCCCTAGGGGAAATTACCATAACTATACTTGGCAGCTATGAAAGCCACGATCTCATACGATTCCTACAGAGGGCCGGAGCGTTGTCCAAGCTTGTATACCCACAATCAGATGGATAGGAGGAGCAAATGCCTTACGTTAATAAGCCCAGACCCTACAAGAAAGAGTACGAACAGTACCAAGGTAAGCCAGACCAGATCAAGAAACGAGCAGAACGTAACACGGCGCGTAACGAGCTAGCCAAAAAAGGCGCAGTTCACAAAGGAGATGGGAAGGATGTCGATCATGTCACGCCCCTTAGCAAGGGAGGAACAAGCACCAAAAGCAACCTCCGGGTTAAATCCGCAAGCGACAACCGATCATTCAGCCGCAATGCAGACCATACCGTCAAGAAAAATGTCCCCAAGTAACATCCTTAGTGACTACGATTGGCCGGGGGTATTCCCCCCCTTTGCGCACCAGAAGCAGACTGCCGAGTTCCTAACGTTAAACCGCAAGGCTTTTTGTTTCAACGAACAAGGTACAGGCAAGACTGCCAGCGTGATATGGGCTTGTGATTACCTTATGAGTTTAGGGCTGGTAAGCCGCGTGCTGGTGATATGCCCATTGTCGATTATGAAGTCTGCATGGCAGGGCGACCTGTTCAAGTTCGCAATACATCGTACCTGTGATGTGGCCTACGGGAATGCAAAGCAGCGAAGAAAGATACTGGATCAGAACGCAGAGTTCGTCATCATTAATTTTGACGGTGTAGAAGTAGTAAAGGAGGACATCGCCAATTGTAAATTTGATTTGATCGTAGTTGACGAATGTTCGGCGTACAAAAACTCACAGACCAACCGCTGGAAGATACTGCGGGACTTAGTGAAAGGGGTGAAAGGCTTATGGATGTTGACCGGCACCCCAGCAGCACAGTCCCCGGTAGATGCCTATGGCATAGCTAAGCTAGTAAACCCTACGCAGACTCCAAAGTTCTTTGGGCAGTTTCGTGATCAAGTCCTGTTCAAAGTCTCTGAGTTCAAGTGGGCGCAAAAGCCGGGGTCCGATGCCATAGTGCATAAAGTATTACAGCCAGCGATACGTTTCGAACGGGCGCAGTGCTTAGACCTACCCGAGGTTACTTTCGTGCAAAGAGATGCTCCTTTGACCGCGCAGCAAAACGCAGCGTATAAGACGCTCAAGAGCGAGATGCGTATTGAAGCAGATGGAGAGGGCATATCAGCAGTGAATGCCGCTGCCAAGATCAATAAGCTATTGCAGATATCTGGTGGGTCCGTATACACAGATACCCGAGAGGTCATTGACTTTGATGTTAGCAACAGGCTTCGCGTGGTACAGGAAGTTATCGAAGAGTCAAGCCATAAGGTATTAGTTTTCGTGCCCTACACGCATACCATAGACCTACTACAAAACTACCTAACTAAGAACGGTATCACCAGTGAAGTCATCAACGGCAAAGTAGCCGTGAACAAACGTAACGATATAATTGAACGGTTCCAAGCGCAGTCCCACCCACGCGTACTGGTGCTTCAACCGCAAGCAGCATCCCACGGACTGACCCTAACCGCAGCCAATACCATCATATGGTATTCACCAATAACCAGCGTAGAGACTTATCTGCAAGCCAACGCACGGATCAATAGGCCGGGGCAAAAGAACGCCATGACCATCGTGCATATCAATGGAAGTGAGGTGGAAGCACGGCTGTACAACATGCTCAGTAGCAATATCAATAGCCATACGAAAATAATTGACCTATACCGAGAAGAAATTTTAAACATAGCTTGACAAAGTCAAAGTCTTTGCTATAATTTAGAGCCTGTACTTCATAGGAGCGCAGCATGTCAGAAGAAGATCAGGAATACACTGATTATCCAGCCGATACACTTGCGGGTATATACATAAAAATCCGTGACAAACGTGAGTCCCTTAAGGCCAGATTCGAAGAGGAAGATGGAATACTGAAGGGGCAACTGGATACAGTGGCAGCAGAAATATTGGTGTTATGTAAAGAGAACAACGCAGAAAGCATCAAGACTAAAGCAGGTACCATAATTCGTAAAGTTGATACACGGTACTGGACGAATGATTGGGACTCTATGTACATCTTCATAAAGGAAAACGATGCGTACCCGCTACTTGAGAGGCGATTGCATCAATCCAACTTGAAGCAGTTCATGGAAGAGAACCCCACTAGAGTACCAATGGGGTTGCAAGCAGATAGTAAATATACCGTGTCAGTCAGAAGGAGCAAGTCAGCATGAGTAATATCAGTATCTTTAAGCAAGACCTTCCCGTATCGGCCCGTGCAGCAGAGGGCATAAGTGAACTCACCAGAACGCTGGCAGGTAGCACCTCTGGGCGACGTATCTCCATGCGTGGTAACAAGTTCCGTAAGATAGTCGGTGGGGAGGAGATGGCAAAGCTAAACACTAGCGAGCTAAACGTTATCATCGTCAACGCTCTGCCAAAAGTATCGCGTCAGTTCTATGCTAGCGAATATAACTCTGATGCGGCACCAACCCTTCCCGATTGCTGGTCTAACCTTGGGGATAAGCCCGAGACTTCAGCGCCTAACCCACAAGCATCAAGCTGTGCTACATG